CGATCATACAATAGAGGAGTATTATATTATGTCAGAATCCATGCAATTATTACAACTTCGTGAGAAGTTAATAAAAGCTAAAGAACGTTATCCGTCCCATGACCCGATAGTTCACAATTTAGAACTTCAGATCCAGGAACAGCAAAGGCTAGATGCCGAAAAGCGCAAGTCCGAAGATAAGTCTGTTAATTCGACTACATCCCTCGGGAAAGCAATTAAGACAATTCCTAGCGATAAGCTACAATACAAGCTAAACGCCTTGTCCTTCCAGATTTTGAAAGAATTTGGTGAATTGGATGATCATGAGCTGCAACACGTCCTCCGGTGTATCCATAACCGAGTCAAGGTTATTGGTAACATCGTGGATCCTGATTTTAAGTAAGAAACCTCTGTGACTGTTGGGCTATATTGTAACACCCTGCATTGCACCTGGTCGGTGCTTGCTTCTTAACCCAATCCATAAAAGGAGAAAGTTATGGCATATTTAACTGCCAAGAAACAAACTGAGACCCTGAAAGCATATGCCTCTGTCCTCCGTATTCCAAACGAGATCTATGTACCTATTGTTGAGCATTATATTAGCTCAGTGAAGTACAATGGTGTCGAATGGACTGTAAATAGATTCAAGTCAGTGAAACAGGATTTTATCAACCTTAAGGCTGAAAAGGACTGTTCTTCGCTCTGGATATCCAGAGTTGGCAACCGTTACAAACAAAGTTTCGGTGGGCTACAGACTTGGTGTTCAAGTGATTGGAAGAGATGGTCAAAAGCAATACAATTGCTCCAGATCTACTCAACTGAAATATCGGCTGAAGTTACTGATTCCCAAAGGAAAAAGTTCCTTGATGCTGTATCTTACAAGAACACAAAATGTTTACAGTTAGTTGACCATTATAGTGATTTGTTATCTCGGGCTGCAACTCAATGGTTTAGACCAGGTGTTTATCCTGATCCTGACCCTTTGTTGTTTTATCCGGTTTCCTCTACTAGACGGGAGCCCCATGCGAATGGGAAATCCTATCCTGAAGGAGAACGGACCCTTGATTGTGCATACTCATTCCTAGATCAAACCTCAACGGGCAAGAACTTAGTTGGAAAATATCCCAACATTTTTAAACCTTTGTTAGAAGGTATCGAAGATACCGACTTATGGTCTATAGGAAGTATGTACTACGGGACTAATGTTGGGAAGATTGGTATTATCCAAGAA